AATCTTTTGACCTTATTAAATCACCGACTTGCATTTAATACCTCCAAACTTCTTTGGTCACACCATTCTTTACTGCCGGGACTAAACAATGACAGACCTTGCGTTGTCCACACCACATAAGCCGAACCGCTTGGGCCGTTGGGCTTGGTTCCCAGCACAATGCCAACTTGTTCAGATAAGAAATGTTTTACCATGTCGCCTTTCTTGATTGCTTCGTCTATCATATATATATTATATCCGATCTCTAGCTAGAAGTCAATGGCTAAATTGTCAAAGAAATGTCAACTGCATCTACGGGCAGTAATTTAGTAAGTGTCGATATAGCTTCCTCGTCATTCATCCGATGGTCTCGGCCTACTTTATAAAGACGTTGGTTGCCGTTTCCAATGAGTTCAACGCTGTCTGCATATGCGATAATGTCATCGAACGCGCTGTGTAGAATTACGGCGTCGGCGGACAACTGGGCCTCTGGGCAGTATTTTGTATAAGCAGGTGCAATCAGGACCATGGGACAGCTTGGGTCCACAGCCATAGCCACAGCACCACCACGACTGGACCCAATTACAACATCGGGCTTTACGTTGGCAATCACCCTGTTGGCAAGAGATACAGAACCCTTCCAATCGCTGGCGGGCAGGTGTGGGGCAAACACAGTGTGGCCCATATCTTCTAGCACTTTGCGTTTATAGGACATAGGGCTTGAATGCAGCCCGTGCAGATAAACTATTTTCATTTGTCACACTCGCGTCTTTCTTTTACATGCCATTTAACGTAGTCTACCAACAAGCCAACATAAATATATGCAAGCATGGGTGCGAACGGAAGGAACAGGCTGGCATCTGCAAGCCTCTGCCTTCTGCTTTTTGTTTTTTCTCTCACCATATATATATTATAAACGATCTAGACTCAAAAGTAAAGTTCTTAATTGTCAAGGAAATGTCAAGACGTTTTATCTAATACCTTATCTGACATTTTGCGAATGACCCAGCGCGCGTTGCGACCATGGTCATTTAGTGTTTCTAAAATAATTTCTTCTCTTAGTTCTTCGGTAAACGTGTAGGGCCTACCACCAACTCGGCTCATGAATTCTGCTTCTTCGCCGCCTTTGAAGTCTCCGGTCTCAAAAGCTTGAAGGTAGCCGGGAAAGTCTGTGTTGTTGGTGCCGTATAGATACGCACCCTTCCCGCCCTTGGGCACTATCAAAACAGAATCTTGACAGAATCTTTCGCCCAACATTGCGATACTATCCTTAAAATTAGTATCATCCTCAAGGTTAACAACGAAAAATGACTCCTCACTTACTTCGCGTGCTGCTTCAGAACCAAACCCCTCAATGTAAGATCCCATTACTTTTGTAACCCCATAACCCATCGACAACAGCGATGCTTTTAATTCTTTATTTCGACGAAAGTTAACTTTTAGAACATCTTCCTCGGATGGCTTCTCTTTCATCGCATACTCAGAACACTTCGAGCCATCAAATGGGTCGTCACGGAAGGCAGATATGGCCGCGGTGTCGTGTTCCATCATGTGTTCGTAGACCCTACTCAGGCTAGATTCATTTAGAAAATACCTTGGGTCTTTGGTTCTTTTATTTTTATTCATGATATTCCTCCATGGTCTATCTATAAATAGTACGAAAAATAACAATGGGCTCTCTCGGACTCGAACCGAGGACCATCCGGGTATGAGCCGGGTGCTCTGACCAACTGAGCTAAGAGCCCGATGGGGCTACCTACCTGCCCAGCGAGCATCATCTACCGACATCATCGGCTGATATGCGCCCTTGTTAAACGCCGGAGCGGAGCATCGGGATCGATGGTCTGCGATGCGACTGGCTCTAGAGTCCCCACACTCTAGACACAGGTGGTAGCCCAGCTTGGCTCTCTTAATTGAATAATCCTCGCCACACATTTTACAAATTGCGTACTCCATTACTGCCCCTCAGCGTATACTATTCCATATCGTGTAAAATAATTCGTCAAGTGCTCATCATAAACATAACCACGAATCGCACTTTTAGTGCGGGTCTCTGGCTTATTACGGTCGGCTGGGCGTAGGATTGCCCCATCTTTCTTGCGAACAAAGCCGAAAATATGACTGTTGCACATACCCCATCCGCTTAAATTATCAACCCATATCTTCCAGTAGACTCGACCCTTATCCACTCGGACAACTATCTCATCTTGATTAAGGTCAAGCTGCCTCTCTTGGTTTAGATAATCCCTGATGACATCGATAAACCTATTAAAATGCCACTCAATTTCTTCTTTAGTTCGCTCTTCCATCATTACCCCATGCTGTACGCAACAGCTGGCTTGAAACCTATGATATCAATAAGGTTTTGGCCAATAGCCTCGACATCAAAACTAAGTTCAAAGTGCTCATCCGGTGAATCGACATAAAGGTCCAGCCACTCGCTTAGGCTATTGACCTTTGCACTACCGGGGCCTCCGGGGCGTCCGAGTGCCCAAGCTACCAGAGTCTCGGCACCAAGAAGCGCTACGACCTCTTCTGACGATTCACTATCAATATAATCTTTCCAGTAGGAGCGGGCGTGCTGACCTGCATCCTCTTCACTCTTAAACATTAGAATCGAGGTTGGATAAGTGTCCCTATCTGACAACTGCTCAATTTCAACCTCTGCGTAATCGCCACAATTATTGCAAGCCGACTCCGCTAGCACATGCATTTTACTCTCTCTGCCATCGTTTAATTTAATGAAAGACACTTAACCTCCAACTGCCTATACATTATACACGCTTGTGTAATTAAAATCAACAACTAAATTGTCAAGGAAATGTCAAGCCTCAGCAGGGTCGGTAGCCAACCACCACAAAAGCAAGTGTTCAAACTTAAGATTTACATTCTGGTTTTGCATTAATTTATCTGCAATCTCAATGATTTCTGTGGCCATCTTTAATTCTTCTGGGCCAATAACGTATGTGTTCAACGGAAATTTCCCTTTTTTGTCTGAGTTACTCACGGTCGGCCAATCCTCCCGCGTTCATTAATAATATAACCGCCCTGACACTCGGCGTCAAGGTGTGTTTACATATTTTTGACATATCACAATACTTATTTGACCGTCATCATGGAGTCGTAAGCTTTAACCTTGAGATCTGATAGTCTTTTAAGTTCTTCGCTCCGGCGCAGCACTTTGAAAGCTAAATTCTCAACAGAAAATTGTCCTGCACCTTCTAGTCCAGTCTTTCGCATGTTACGAATCTTTGCTTTGAGTCGGTCGATGGCATCTAAGACTTTTTCCTCTTCGTCCTCTTCGTCCAACATGCGCTGGATGTCGGTGATTCTGTCTGAGATATCCGTAGCCTTCTTCTCAATGTTAGCATAGTCAATACTCGCCGCCTCGGGCTTGGGCTCCGTGACCCACTCATCGTTCTGAATTGAGTAGATACCAGTTGACATGTGCGGCTCATTTGTATCTTGAAAATAAATTTCTACTTCGTAGTCGCTCATGTAGATATCATGTGTATTGTTCCAGTTAGTTTGTAGATTTCTGAAGAACTGGGCTACGAGTTCCTGATTATCGTCCACTTTTTTAAAATCAACCAAAATATGCAAGTCAACATCTGAATACCTCGACCAATTATAATTGGCCAAAGAACCTGTCAAGGTTATGTCCTCTACTTCAAGGTCAAAGGGCAAGTCAATTAAAAAGTCTTTTACAATCTTTAAAAGTGCTTCGCGGACCTCGGGCTTGATTTTATTATCTTCCCACACCTCGGGTTCAAGTGTATCGTTAACCTCGAACGATTTCAGTGCGCGTTGACTAATTTGCTCAAAGCGAAGACTAGACGTTCCAAATCTTTGTACTTTACCTGTAAATGGAGCACCGCCTTTCTTGGCAGCAGACGTGGTATAAATATCATTCTTGCGGCGTTGTCTCTTATAGCGTTGTTGTGCAGCCGACTTAAATGGAGTCTGCTCCATTGCTTCGGTCAACCTTTGATAACTTTTCCACTTACGAGCGAATGACATAACACTATTCTCCTTTTAAGTAAATAGTTTAATTTATTACTATTGACCAAGCAGCAAGGGACACATGGTAAAACACATATAGCACCAAACCCTCGGTTAATGCTTTGCTGACAAATCTTGTGGTACTTTTTAATCTCATATACATATTATAACACCATCGGAAACAAAAATCAAGTGTTTTTTTTATCTAAATGCTCTTTTTTGCATTATATCAAAAGCCACTGACCATTCAAGAGGTAAAACCAAAGTTGTTTCGGCGGCTGGTCCATAATTCTGAAGCATAACTTTGGCTATGTCGGGGTCTGTGTCGCCGGACATATCAGCGACCGGGGCATATAGTGAGTCTTGGTATGACCACCGAACCGAACTTCCTGCTTTGCCACCGCCCATAACAAATTCTTTAAATCTCTTATCACCATCCCCGCCTCCAGCTAACCACGACATTCTTAAAAAGGATTCATAATCTGCTTTTGTCATGCCAACAAAAGGAAGGATGGTGTCATCACTAATTTCACTGGCGGGCACATATGCAAATCCAGTTGCCTGCTTGTTGGGGTCGCCATCAATGAACACGCCGCGGCCGATGCCAAGTGGTGCTGATTTCATCTGATAGTCTAGTCTAAGCTCATCCATGTAGTCATTCACATCTGCCTGTCCGCTAAGTTGACTGTGTTCTGCATCCGCTTGGGCCATTTTTCTAAAATTTCTTACTTGCTTTACTCTATCTTGAGTCTTGGACAATGAGCTAGAAATCTTTGCAGCCGCGTTGGCCTGAGATGGAGTGATTGTGTCCATATAAGATGCTGTAAAACTAGCTCCAGTACCAGCTATCAGGCCCATTAAAGCGAGTGCAGCAACTTTTTGCTTTGATGGTAGACTTAAGAACTTTTCTTTTTCTATCTCACCGTCGTCCGAGGCGTCGTCAACCATATCCTCCCAAGACGATTGTCCAAAAGTTTTCTTGAGCCACTTTACGATACCCTCGTTTAGAATATCGGCTTGCATCTCTTCGACGAGTAGTTGAAGCTGGACTTCTTCGCGTATCAAAGTCCTAATTTCAGATTCGGTTAGTCTCATGTTTCTGTCCTACAACATAAATAGTTTAAAATTCTTCTTGCCGGCCGTCGGACCAAGTAATAATTGTTTTGTTTTCCGGGTGAGGATTAACATGCACCTTTTTAAAGTCACTAAGGCTCTCAAAGATAGCGATAGAACCACGCGGGGCTGGCGTCAGCCAGTGCAACACGACCTGACCCGTGGCATATTGTACACCCTCGATAACAACCCCTGTACCAGACACACCTGTTTCATCATTCTGTCTGCATACTGTAAAGGTCTCAATACCTCTGGGCGCAAATTGCGGAGGAGGTTTTGGTTTTAGATCCTCTGCGTCAGTTGCAACCTTATCGTCCTCTATAATTCCTGAATCATCTTCCATAATTTTCTCCTAAGCTTCGCCGACTGTTCTTTGTTTCATGAGGTATTCCAATAGTATTTCCTCACTAGTCATGTTCAGTTGCGACTTTAGCGCTTTGTCTGATTCCTTTATTTCGTCCAACATAAGCCAAAGTGATTCGTTTTCGCTTCTTAAATTGCGAATTTCTTCAGACAAATCTCTTATGATTTGTTTTAGTTGTTGGACGATTTGTTTTTGATCCACGAATCATTTTCCTCTTAATAAATAGTATACCTGATCATAAATGGTTAATCAAACAGGTTTACATATTCTTTTCGAGTAATTCTAAATCCAGCTTCCATGCCGGGACTAAGAAAACAACGTCTTCTATCTGCGTGGCTTCGCCATACATGCCGGGGCCGACGCCGATGGCCATGAGTATACCCACAAGTTTGCCGTCCTTTGAGAAAACTGCGGAGCCCGAAGCTCCAGACCAGCCAAACGAATGCATAATAATTCTACTATTGTCATACATTCCTGAAACGTAGCCTCTAATTGTTAGCAATCCCATCATGTTCGGGTGCCCTGAAAATAATAAATCTTGTCCCACTTTTATATCTTTTGGCTTGGATAATTTTAATTTCATTGGTTTAATATTTGGCGAGTATGGCACGCTGAGAACCGCCAAATCATCATCAGCATCATAGTATATAACATCAGCAATTGTTTCCTCTTCGCCAGCCGATACTACAATCTGCAAGGCATCAGCCCCCAGAACATGAGCCGACGTGATAACAATAATTTGATTATTATATTTAAATAATGTGCCCGTGCCAAAACTTAAGCCATCTGGTCGAGTTGAATATATTTCGACAGTTGCGCCCCTTGATTTACTTTCCAGTCTTGTAGATGTTTTGACCATTGTCGTCTCCGACAATTCTGTGGTGCTGGCGCATACCGCTGGCTGCGGTGCATAACAGCCCACAAACAGCAGAGATAGCAACCCCCCGATTAACTTTCTCATATCTTCCACCCCCTATAATAACTAGAGGGTTTTTTATGAAAAGCACTCAAGCTCCAGTATCGCCGGTGTCGGCTACCTCATGGTATCTATATCCTATCTCAACAAGCATACTACCTGCTGGTGGCTCATTAAAGTATAACACATTGTCAATCGCGCTGTAAGACCACTCTGAGGCGTCGAGAGGCGAACCACCTACGAATACCCTAATGGATCCTTGCACGGGCCTGTGGGTCAATTGCCACTGCTCATGGGGCACGATCTGATTTGATGCATCAAGAACACCCGGAGACCAGTCCTCAGAGCAAATATCTAAGATTGTACCCCCAAAATGACTGACGGCCTCCATGTATCTGTCACCCACATTAATTAAATTTGGAGGTTCTTCACAAATAGATACATCTGGATTAAAATTATTTATACTTGCAACGAATGCTGAGCCGGCTCGGAGCGTCGAGTACCAGCCTGTAAAGTCATGTACAGTTGAAAAGTTTTCTGTGCTTTGCTCCTCCTCGTCTGACACAAATACGACCAGCAAAGCTGCGTCGGCCCTCATCCAAGTCATGGAATATGGATTGTTATAAATATAGTCCCACACTGCGTCGAAGCCTTTTTCTTGCGATCCCTTGTTCATTGAGCCATACATCTCAATTGCATCGTCAATTGTATCACCGGGCACAAGTGGGAATTGTGATTCCAACACAGCTTTCGACGGATCTGTGGACATCATCGCCAAGCGCCAACCTGCTGATGGCAATGCTGACATCATCACTTCGATACCATTCATTAATTGTTCTCTGTATGTTATCATCGACCCAGATGTATCAATAACCCACAAGATATCAACGCCATCTGTTGTTCTTGGTTGAATAAACGAATCAATCCAAAGAACACTGTCGTCCTCTTCTGGCACCTCTTGTTCAACATAGATCGGTACCTCCACTACCTCACGGATCGTCTGGGATTCCCCGCCCGCAACAACACTATATTGTGTTGTCGTGCATGCTGTCAATAGCATGGCAACCACTGTACACAAAACACTTTTCATTCATTTACCCCCTATATTAACTAGGGAGTGTTTTGTGAAAAGTCGCTATTCAACCGGGTTTATGGAGCCTTCGTGTGCTTTATATATCTCGAAGTCAACATCGGGCCGCTTTTCACTTGCCGCTTTCATGTCGCTTAAGTTTTTGTCTGAGTCGTCCAGAAACTCCACAGACGTAAAATTACGATAACGGTCCAGTACGTCTAGCGTAAACTCGCCCTTGTTTGCTCCAGCTAGTCCCTTAATTAATAACTCAGTGGTATCAATCGGCGGCTCCAAGCTCTGCAAGTATCTATGTATGTCATCTTCTGATCTGGATGCGCGGGCGGTCAACACCATGACTTGCACCCTTGGGTCTGCTATTCTTTTTCGCAGTTTACTGGTTACTGACTTTACTTCCATGGGCGCTTCAACTTCATCATACGAACTAAAATCTAAATCATACAGTCCTGAGTCTTTTGCAGCTTCTTGTTCCTTCTGAGAGTAAATTCTTTTTACAAACTCTCCTGTGTTCTTGTCGAAAGCGTCAGCATAAGAGGTTGTAAATGCAATTGTCTCATCAAAATCAAAAATTGACAACATGGTGGCATCTTGCATCTCTACTTCGTTTATAAACTTTCGCCAGTTTTCAAGCAGGAGTTTCATTCTGCTCCTCCGAACAATTTATTGTATTCTTCAATATCTAATTCTTTAACTTTTACATCTTTACCAGTTTTTACAGCGTTTGCGAAACGATGGTTTCCGTCCATAATATACTGATACTCTCCACCTTTAACTACAACAATTAATGGGTGCTTAGGGTTAGCCGTCCTTACTCTAACTGGGTCTAGTGTATCAACGATTGGTTTGTTTTTTAGTTTTAATTGCAGTTCGTCGGTTGTATACGGTATACAATCTTTGCCCTCACCACAACTTTTCCCTGTGATCTTAAAAACATCATCAATATGAAGATTATCCCAAGTTGTATCTAATCCGTGGGCTTCATTCAAATACTCTCGCCAGTTTTCAAGTAGGAGTTTCATGGTTTGACCACCTCAACTCCCGCTGGGCGTCCTAGCATTATTTTCAATTGATCGCTGCCGCCAATCTCACGGGTATACCATCCGTCATAGCCGGGATACTTGCCCTGCGGGTGTTCTCCTAGCCAATTCACAGGCCCACCAAGAATTATTTCAACGCCCTCCTGCGTGGGAACAAAAGGCACGTTGTGATATTTAATCATAATATGGGCAGCGCCCTTGGACAACTCGCCATAGAAGCCGCTTTTGTTAAGTAATTCAGCCGTTTTCGCCAGATACGCATCAATTGCGGCGCGAGTGCCATCATGGCCTCCACCTGACATCTTGTTACCTTTTGAAAACTTGGTGGCGTCTGGCTCTGGATCGTCATCAATATCAATTACCAACCAGTCAGTATATTTGCCCGGTAGGTCACTGGCGCTTTTAAGCTTTAGGTGGCCACCAATACTCTTATAGGCAATATCCACTAACTGTTGAATTTCATCTGCAATATTAATTTCTCCACCACGGTCCATCGCCGCCTGTCTGATATCTTCGGCTGGCACCTCAACCCATTGACCCTTGGGTGCGTCGTAGTCGGACCATTTCTTCTCATTTAAGAAATTGCGCCAGTTTTCAAGTAGGAGTTTCATATTTAATAGCCCCACTCCTCTTCGTCTATGACTGTGTGAAATTGTGCCCCTAGTTCTTCTGCCTTTTCAAGATCTCCATCTTCAAGGGCTAGCTGTTGTTCTGGGGTGGCTACAATAACCAATTGAAAATCTCTTGGATCATATATCACAGGCTCGTCAGAGATAGATACCATCACAATATCTTTTTCTTGGCGACTTTTGTATTTCGAGAAGTCAACGACTTCCCCTTCTAATAGTTTCCGCCAGTTTTCAAGTAGGAGTTTCATTTCTATTCACCTTAGCATTGATTTCGTTCAATTTAGACGATACGGCTTTTGTGCAAAGATCTGGAATGATTGCATGCACTATGCACTTAAACCCAATGACTAGCAGCAACAAGCCAAGATGGGCGGCGTGACGCATGTGCTCAAAATAAGTTTCGCCTTGTTCCTCAAGATGGGTCATTCTTTTCTTGCCACTCGTAAGAAATTTTGTCTTCGTCGATTGGACCGCCAGCAGCCCATGTATAGCAAGAGCGGGCCGAATGACATTTAAAGTGATGCATCCAGCAGTAACCTAAATAACCTTCTTTGTCTTCGATTGGTTGCGAGGTAGGGCCGGGCATACACTTTAGCATTCTCTCAGAAATATCGAAAGCGGTGCAATTTGAACAACGGGACTTTTTTGCAACCTCTGGCTTTGTGTTCCAGTGTTTGGCTGCTCTGACCCAATAGTCTTCATCAGCAAGGTTCAAGGGGCCATACTGAATATGCTCGGCTTTAATCGCTGCGTTGCGGTTTTTTGTATTCAGCTTTAGGTCTTGAGTTGCCTTCGGACAAGCCATATCTTTAGCTTTGCCGATTGTAATCGAGACGCCTTCGTTCAAATACTTGCGCCAATTTTCAATAAGTAATTTCATATTATTGCTCGATTGACTCTCTCGTAAATTCGGGAGCAGTGGTGCCGCCCTTTCGTCCACGGGGATCCTTCAGATGGCCACGCCGAGATCCGGTCGGGTTCGCTAACGCCAGTGCATCGACAAGAGAGTTAATCCGGCGTCCCAATCGGTCACCCTTGATGGCGTATGCTATATTATCCATATATTTTTCTAGCCCAATATCAAGCCCTGCGTCTTCAAGAAACTGGGCTATCGTTGGCTTGTCAAAAACACTAAGGACTCCGCCAGCGGCTTTCCATGCAGCTTTTTCGCGAGCGTCAGGCCTTCTTCTGGGCAGGTCGCGCTTCTCTAGATCTGGGTTGGGTATCTTGGTAAATGTGTCTTTAAATTTGCCACGAACCTTTGGCGGTATCATGTCGCGCATACGAAATGCCTCATCATCGCCAAACTCTTCAGCCATTACTGACTCCAACTCTTCCCTAATAATTTGTTCGAGCTGTTTTCTATTCAAACTTTCTTCATATCCTAAAAACTTTCTTAAGCGCGGGTTGCCGGTCGGTAATTCCTCACGCGGGGTTTTTGAATATACGCCGTAACGACCGGGTTCGGTGAGTCGATCAGCGCGAGAAAGTTTATCTGCACGCATTTTTTGTTTATAAGCATACTTCTCGCGGT